AGGTCATTCAGGAAGTTTTCCAGGTGCGGCAAGTGCTTGGGATAAAAAACACAAACAACAACTTGCTAAAGAGATTAAGCAGCAAAATGCTTAAATTCTTTCCTAAAATGCTAATAGCACAGGAGAAATGATATGGCAAGATTAATAGATGAAATTTTAGTAAATGATTTGGAGGCTTCTAGTCTTGATGACATGGTTCCAGCTGATAAAGTTGAAGAACCTAAAGTTGAAGAGATAGTAGAAACTAAACCAATTGAAGATGTCCCTGAAAAGTATCGTGGCAAATCACTTAATGACATTGTAAGTATGCACCAAGAAGCTGAAAAGCTCATTGGTCGTCAAGGCAGTGAAGTAGGTGAACTACGAAAAATGGTAGATGACTTTATTAAAACTCAAACATCTAAAAAGTCTGAGACACAAACAGTAACAGAAAATGATGATGATTTCTTTATTGAACCTAAATCTGCTGTAAATAGGGCAATTGACAACCATCCTGCAATTAGACAAGCTCAAGAGAACGCTATGCTTATGAAAAGAGAGCAAACCCTTTCTCAATTAAAAACTGAGTTTCCTAATGTAAGTGATATTGTGCAATCTGCTGAATTTGCAAATTGGATTAAAAGTTCAAGAGTTCGCACAGAATTATTTGCTAGAGCCGAAACACAATTTGACTACGATTCAGCTCAAGAATTACTTTCTACATGGACCGAAAAGCAAAACATTACTAAAAAAGTAGCAGAAACCTCTAAAATTGATCGAGATCAGCAATTAAAAGCTGCTGATGTTGGCAGTAATGGGGCTACTGAATCTGTTGCAAAAAAGAAATATCGTCGAAGCGATATTATGGAACTTATGAAACGCGACCCTAAGAGGTATGATGCCATGTCTAATGAAATCATGGAAGCTTACCGAGAGAAGCGTGTAATTTAACATTTTAAAAAAGGATTTATCATGGCTTTAGGAACGAATCAAGTAACGATAACAACAGCAGCAACCTTTATCCCAGAAGTTTGGAGTGATGAGATTATTGCAGCTTACGAAAAGAATCTCGTAGCAGCAAATGTATTTAAAAAGATGGCTTTTGCAGGTAAGAAAGGTGACACTGTTCACATTCCTACACCTACAAGAGGCTCTGCTTCCGCTAAGGCAGCAAATACTCAAGTAACATTAATTGCAGCAACTGAAACAGATACATCTGTATCAATTGACCAACATTATGAATATTCAAGATTAATTGAAGATATTGTCGAAGTACAAGCTCTTTCATCACTACGCAGATTCTACACAGATGACGCTGGTTATGCTTTAGCTAAACAAGTTGACACAGCTCTTATTCAATTAGGTAGAGGTTTCAATGGTGGTTCATCTGCAACTTACTCAGGTGGTTATATCGGTAGTAATGGTACAACTGCTTACACCTCAGGTTCTGACAATTCTGCAGCTTTAACAGATGCAGCTATTCGTAGAACTATTCAACGCTTAGATGACAATGATGTGCCTATGGAAGGTCGTTTCTTGATCATTCCACCATCATCTCGCAATACTTTAATGGGCTTAGCTCGTTATACAGAACAAGCATTTGTTGGTGAAATAGGTAATGCAAACACAATCCGTACAGGTGAAATTGGTAATGTTTATGGCATGCCAGTATTTGTTTCATCTAATTGTGATACTGCAACAGGATCAGGTTCACCAAGAGTTTGTTTACTTGGTCATCGTGATGCTGCTATTTTAGTAGAACAACAAGCTGTTCGTTCACAAATTCAATACAAACAAGAATACTTAGGTACTCTTTACACTGCAGATACTCTCTATGGTGTTAAAGAACTTAGAGATGGTTCTTGCTTTGCATTGGTAGTACCAGCATAGTAGTCTTAGCCCTTCTAACGAGGGGCTATTTTTATGTTTATTTAATAAGTGAACATAAAGATATTCTAGGAGAACAAAATGCAATTTAAATCTAAAATTAATGGTGATGTTGTTCATGCCTATAATGCAGCAGATATAAAATCTTATGAATCAAGTCAAGGATGGGAAGTTGTTAAGGACACTGCCAAAAAAGAAAAAGCAGACAAACCAATAGCACTCAAAGAGAAGACAAAAAGCTTATTTAATAAACTCTTTAAGGATTAATTATGGCAATATATAGAGGTGTTGGTGGTCCAGGGGATGCTACAACAGATGTTACCAGTGAAGCTTCCGTAGCCGCAGCCGCGGCAATTGCAGCCGCTTCTAGTGCGTCAAGTGCAGCATCAAGTGCTACTTCTGCTACGGCTAGTGCAACATCTGCCACTGCAAGTGATACTTCAGCAACTTCATCAGCAACTAGTGCAACAAGTTCAGCTTCTACAGCAACTACCCAAGCAACTAGTGCCTCTACATCAGCTAGTGCCGCTGCTTCTTCAGCTAGTGCAGCTGCAGCTTCTGCTGTAACTGCTGGTACTTCAGAAACTAATGCAGGTACAAGTGCTACAGCTGCTGCTTCTTCTGCAAGTACAGCTTCAGGGCATGCTACAACTGCCACAACTCAGGCAACTAATGCTAGTAGTTCTGCAACAGCTGCGGCAGCTAGTGCAACTTCAGCTGCTGCTTCTTATGATTCATTTGATGATAGGTATTTAGGTGCCTTAGCCTCAGCTCCTACAACAGATAATGATGGTAATACATTATTAGCAGGAGCTCTTTATTGGAATAGTACATCCTCTTTATTATATATTTGGAGTGGTAGTGCGTGGTCTCAAGCCGCCTTTAGTGTATCAGGGGCAGTAACTAGTTTTAGTGCAGGAACTACAGGATTTACTCCAAGTACTTCTTCTACAGGAGCTATTACATTAGGAGGAACCTTAGCAGCTGCTAATGGTGGTACAGGACTTACAAGTTTAGGCACAGGCGTTGCTACCTTTTTAGGCACTCCTTCGTCTGCTAATTTAGCATCTGCTGTTACAGATGAAACAGGTTCAGGATCTCTTGTATTTGCAACACTCCCTACATTTGGTTCTACAGGTGTTAAGTTAAGTGGTTCTACATCAGGTACAACTACAGTGGTATCAGGAGCAACCGCAGGTACTTCTGTACTAACTCTTCCTGTAGCTACAGATACTTTAGTAGGTAAAGCAACTACAGATACACTTACTAATAAAACAGTTAATTTAACATCTAATACTTTAAGTGGTACTACAGCACAATTTAACACTGCTTTATCAGATGATGATTTTTCTACCCTTGCAGGTTCAGAAACTTTAACTAATAAAACTCTTACATCTCCAACACTTACAACCCCAGTATTAGGTACACCTAGCTCAGGAACATTAACTTCTTGTACAGGACTACCAATAGGTACAGGTGTTAGTGGATTAGGTACTGGCGTAGCTACATTTTTAGCAACACCCTCTAGTGCTAATTTAATAAGTGCTGTATCAGATGAAACAGGAAGTGGTGCTTTAGTATTTGCTACTTCACCTACTTTAGTTACTCCAGCATTAGGAACTCCAGCTTCAGGCGTACTTACAAATGCTACAGGATTACCTCTTACTACAGGAGTTACAGGTACTTTACCAATTGGTAATGGTGGTACTGGTGCAACTACATTAGCAGGTGCAAATATAGCTATTACAAATGCAACCAATACTTTTAGTGCAGTTCAAACTTTTAATTCAAGTAATTTAAAATTAGCAGGTTCAACTAGCGGAACATCTGTAATAAATGCTCAGGCTGTAGCTGGTACAACTGTAATGACCTTGCCAACCACTACTTCTACACTTGGATATTTAAATTTACCTGCTGTTGGAACAAAAACAGCAAGTTATACACTTGCTACAACAGATGTTGGTAAATATGTTCAACTAAGTACTAGCGGTACTATTGTTATACCAACTACAACTTTTGCTGAAGGTGATGCAATATCTGTTTTTAATAATACAGCAGGTGCAATTACTATTACTTGTAGTGCTACAACCACTTATATTGCAGGTACAGATACCATTAAAACATCTGTTTCATTAGCAACTAGAGGCGTTATGACCATCTTGTTTATTTCTTCTTCACTTTGTGTCATCACAGGGAATGTTTCATAATGAGCGGAATAATGGTAATGTTTGTTGGTGGTAAAAAACCAGCAACACCTTTATATACTGCAACTTATTTAGTAGTTGCTGGAGG